GCAACGCTCGTTCCAAGCACGTCCTTTGCGGCAGGATTATTCATCCCTTTTTCGCCGGCAAACCATGCCTTGGCTGCGCCTTCGGGTCCGTACTTCTGAACATAATCGCCGAACTTGGCCTTGAAGACGGCTTCCTGCGCATCAGGGTTGGCAAGGAATTGCTCAGGCGTCATGGGCTTCCCAAGAACCTGCGTGGTCCATTCGGGAATGTTGTTGCCCATCACCTGGTATTTGCCGAAAGCCCGATCTCCGGTTTTCGTCTGAGGACCGAGCTTATCATAGGCACCACCGGATTCGATGCCGGCAATGGCTTTGCCGTAGTCAGGCGCACCACCAGCGGCTGTGACCGGAGGAGGGGCGGTTATGCCGGGCCGGAATGTAGTTGGCGCTGGCGGTGCCGCTGGTGGCGCAGGATAGGATGCCTGGTCGCCTCCAGGAGCTATTGGCGCGGCTACAGGCGCAGTAGAACCCCCGCCTGAGAGTAGCGACCCGATCTTCGAAATAAGGCCTGGCGACTCTGCGGCAGCGGCAGGAGCGGGTAATCCAAGCGCGGCATAAAGATCAGCCTGTCCCTTCGTCTTGTTGGCCTTATCTTCAGCCTCCAGCGCGCCGACTTGATAACCACCGAGTGCGGAGTTCGCCATATTGGCGAGACCTTCAGCCCAATGTCTGACCGGCTTTTCCCGGCCGGATTCCATCAGTTTCTGCGCTATGGCATAGCGTCGAGCCAGCGTGGCCTCATCATAGGTGCCAGAATCGGCCACTATGCCGCCCTCCCCAGCGCAAACATTCCACCAGGCACCGCCGCATAGTTGACCATCAAGCCTTTGCGATCACGCGCCACAGCCTCCGGATAGACCTGCTTCACCTCCTGCGCGATCAGCCCACGATTGTCTTTTCCACCCCCGAATTCCGGTTTGTAGTCGAAGTCGATCACATGCAAACCGTCTGCCCGTTCGCCGACAATCTCGATATTTTCTTTGGAGTCGATATCGGAGCGCGCCCAACCACCTAGCGCCATACCGCCAGCACCAAGGCCGGCAGAACCGAGCCCGAACAGGCCGGACATCAGCGCATTGTTCTGTGCCAACTGCCCCTGGTAGCCAACATTCTGTTGATTGAGGCTCTGCTGCTGCGCTCCGATCACGTCAGTAGGAGCAACGCCCGGAGATGGCGTATTCGTAAATCCCGGCTGAGAAACCTGAGACCCCGAAAGCAGCGCAGAAATCTCGTTGATTGGCTGATTGCGCTCAGTAAGCGCTTCCTGCGCGCCCTGCCCCCGACCGCTCAAATAGAGTTGGTTGTAGGCGTCGTTTTTCTGCTGGGAAAACTGAGTATGGGCGTCGTCCCATGCCTGAGAACCGGGCCGAACACCCTTGTTGATCAGGCTGGTATCGAGTGCCGCCCCTTCCCGTTGGAATTGCGGATCTAGCCTCGCCCGGCCCAATTCATCGATTTTGCCTTCGGTCGCCGTCGATAGATTGACCGGCGTATTCAGAAGTTGTCCGATCTTGGCCGACTGCTGATTGCCGATGTCCGCCAGATTGCCTTGGGTAACGAGACCCTTATCGTATAGCGATTGCTGACCGGCATTCAGTGCCGTAGTTGCCTCAAATCGTGGTGTCCCGTCTTCCCAAGTGCCGATCTGCTTATACGTCAGGCTGCCTTGCGGCGTGACTTGGTTGGTCGCGTTCAGGCCATACTGAGCGACCGCCGTTTCCTTGTTGGAAGCAGCTTGAGCGGCAGCGGTTGCCTTGGGATCTGGAGCGGCCGGGGCCTGAGGAGTGTTCACCTATAGCCTCCATCGCCGACGAAATGACGGTAAGTCATCACGAACCAGCGAATAGACAAGCGCATCCTCTCGACCGTAGAACCTACGTGATTTGCCCTCGAACGCAAACCCGAGACGTGGCGCGAGTTTCTTGACGACATCATTGCTTGTCGCTGTGTGAATCTGAATCCGGTCAGCCTTCAACTGGTCGAATACGTAATGGAGAATGGCCCGCCAAAGCCCCCGATGCGTCACACCGTGACCGGCAAGGGAAAGCTCGATTGAAGTGCCGTTGAACCCCGTGAAGACAAAGCCACCCGTAATCCGGCCTTCATGAATCGAACCGAATGCGGTATAGGGAGGTTGAAACGGTTTTCCCGTGAGGTTGGCGACCCAATTTGCAACCGCTTCATCGTGACCGAGCAGGATCATACGATTGCCCCCTTCTCCATCACCAGATCAAATGCATTCACCTGGAGAATGATTTCATCGGCAATCGGCAATTCCCATGTCGAGCTGCCCCACATCGAACTGCCCCATAAGGCCGCTTCACCGATCAATTCCGGCTCGATGTCCACGGCCAGCCGAACCGATGCGCAATAGCCAATTCCGTCTATCGTGTCCCAATTGGCCTGTGTTCTGACATCGCCGCTCCAAAGCCCCTGATCCCATAGCGCAACATCCCACAGCGATGCATTACCAATCTGGGTCGAGGGAACGGATAGCGGCGCGTCGTCACGGAAATCCACGTTCAACGCCAGACCGGGATTGACCTGCCCGTCCGTGGTTAACTGCGGCCGGCACATGGTCCAGCGTTTTTGATTTCCCCTCATTCCGTAGTAATTATAGGCCGTCATCATGTCGGCGCTCAGCGTGTTTCCGGCGTCCGTTCCTGAAGTGTCGGCCTTGTAGACAACCCCGTCATTGCCCCCGAAATAAACGTCCTCGTTGAGAAGCTCCCAGCAATTCGCCTTCATTCCGATGAACTGGCACCACGCCCCGGAAAGCGTGTTCATCACATACTGAACCTGATCGGTATTTTCCTCGATTGGAACATTCAGGATTGCCCGCGTTCCCCGCGGATAGGAAATCAACTGCCAGCCAAAATTCTCCCGATAGAGCCTTGCTGACTGGTTCATCACCCGCTGGATGCGCTCGGTAAGAGATACCTTCACCACCGCCGCACGCTCAAAGATCATCGCCCGTGATAATGGCACCACGCCATCAATGCAGATCAGTGCAATATCAGCCCCGACTCTTGTCATGCAGCGACGCCCGATCGGTGCACCCATGTCGAATACACCGACCAGACTCCACGTCGCGGCAGATGCCGGATCAGTCCCCTGATAAATAGCGACCTGCCCTTGGGACGATATGAATATCGCATAATCATCCGGGCCATTTCCGGCATCAATCGACCATGTGCCCATGGCCATCAGGAAACCGCCCTTGGTGAACAGACCTCCAAGCGGAAATTTGACTGCCGCTCCCTGGATCGAATCCACTGGCAGATAGGCCGCGTCAGAGGAATCCGTCAATGTGAACCACAGCCGGTTTTTGAAGGAGTTCACATGGATGATATCGGAGGACGTGATTCCGGTGATAACAGCAGTCTGCCAGGACGAACCGTCCCAGTATTGCGGAACATCGGCACCGTTCACCATGTACAGGAAATTGCCGCCAGTAGTGGCGAAGTTGACGTATTGAAAGCGAGAGTTCGAGAGACCAGAAACCGCGAGGACGCCCGGTGCATTGGCCGTCACATCAAAAATCTTGCCGTCCGAGACCGCGAACATGGTTCGCGTTGATATGCCGTTATAGGTCGCCAGCGTTTCAACGGGCGCGGCCGTGCAAAGGGAATGGATGATGTGACCCTTGCGAACCTCGATCCAATCCGGTTGCGGAAACCAGTTGTCCATCTTCACCGCGCGCTTGGGCGACATGGCGGCAAGCGGAGAAACGGCGTCCCATCCTTCTATTGGCGCCGGCTGTGACGCGCCTGTCGAAACCTGCGCACCGCCGAGTTTTCCAACGGCATTGCGGTTTTCCATGAGAGCAGTAAGGCGCATTACCGAACCCCCATCAATAGTTTCGCGATTGCATCTTTCTTGGCGCGTTCATCAACCACAATGCGGCCGCCCTGTGAGACAAGTTGGTCCTGCTCATTCCACGCTGGAGCATTTGCAGGAGCCCATTGGCTCTCATTCGAAAACGTTTGATGCAGCGGCGTCTTCCAAAAATCCGGGAAATGTATCTGGCTATCATTTGGATTGATGGCCGATTGTGCTTTCGGGTTCTGCTGCTGCAGTCCCTGATAAAATCCCCGCATATCGTAATCCTGCGGCATAGTCGCATCGGGGTTCGTTGGCACTTGGTTCTGTTGAACCCATTGCCGGTAAGCCATTTCCTCAAGCGGGTTTAGTTGCGTATTGAAGGACGCGCTCGGTTGCCGTCCAGCAAGCACGGGATTGAGCAGTGCAGCGATAGCTTCCTCATCAGCCATCAATTCCCCGGAAAGTTGCCATCTTGGACATTGGCAGAACTGATAAGGTACGGAAATTTCCGCCGTCCCATCGCGAGATCAGGCATGCCGCCATCCCGCGCCTTCTCACGGTTCACAAAGTCGATGTATTCCTGCTGCATCGCCGCGTAGCTGAAACCCTTGATTTGCCAGAATCTCCACTTCACTCCGAGAATGAACATCTGGTCGTTGAGAAGTGGAATGTCTGTATCAGCCGTGAACTTGTTGCCGAACGTGCCGTCAATGTGCATCACCCAGCCATCGTTCACATATTCGAAGACAAGCGCATCCGGTGTGCTTGCACTCGTCGGCGGCGGCCATAGTCGGAATACGGTCGGCCTCACGCCGATCTGGCGCCAACGAAGTCTTGGTCCAGTCGTGACGATGCCCGAACGCTGCCATTGATCGAACTGTGGAGACTGCGGCCCTACCAGCATCCAATGGTTGGTTCGGTCCCACCATGTGTGCGAGATGTAATGATCAAAGTCTGACGGAATGGTATAGGTATCGCGCGCGAAGATGATCGACGTTGCTGCTTGCGAAACGGTCGACTCCATTTCCATTTCAATGATGCCAGCACCGGGCGTGCTATCGATAATCGCTGCAACACGCTGAGCCGCCGGTTGTCCCGCCCCGCTCACGGAATATTTCCCAGCCACAATTCCTGTGGTGGAAAGCACGTTGGTGATCAGGGTGGAATTAAGCGTTACCGTCCCGATCGTGGTGATCGGCGTTTCCAGATTGACGATGTGTTCGCCCTGTAGCGACGTCCAACCTTCGGACGGTCCGCGATAGAGTTCGTTGCCGTCGCGGTTCACAAGGGCCAGCAGTTGGATGACCTGCAAGTCCTGTGACCCGACAACGGTAGTCGGCGCGTTGAGCCCAAGCTCTTGGCACGCGGTTTGAACGATCTCCAGCAGCGTGAGTGGCGTTCCCATAATTGCTTCTTATGCCGAGAAGTTAACTACCCATTTGGTAGCGCTGACCTTGAAGAACATCGCGGTCTTATTCTGCGTAATCGAGAATGCCGCGTCAGCCGCCACATCAGCTCCCGCGCCCTGGATAATCTGGCCGGATGGAGGATAAATCAGCGCGGTCACGGCAGAAGATACCTGATTGAAGATGATATACGGACCGGCACCAGCCTCAACGGAAGGCAAAACAGCCGCGGTAGCGCCACCGGCGGTAGTAAGAATAGTGAGGTTTGTCGTGATGGGAACAGCGCCGACCTGAGCGGTTCCGACTGCGGTCTTTGACGACACAGTAAAACCGACTTGGTTAGCCCAAGCCGCAGGCGCGCCAACGCCGATAAGATTTTTTGCCGAGGGCATTTCTTCTTCTCCTTGTTATACGGTTTCCCGCTTCTTGGTTGCTTCCGTTAGTGCAGTTTCCAGCGCCTTGATGCGCTCCTTGTCCGCCGCGCGATCGGCTTCCATCTGGTCGACCTTCGCGGTGAGCTGCGCAAAGCCACGGCCGCTGTTGGATGCTTTGAGGAAGGCTTTCGCCCGATCGACAAATTGCCGTCCGCCGAGGCCGATGTTGCCGATCTGCGTGTCGTTCAGATCCGCCAACTGCTCGACCACGAAAATCTTGTCGTATTTCAGGTTTTCGATAATCTCGGGATTGTTCGGGAACAGAATGGAAAGCGGCGTTCCGTCCGGAGTTGCCTGCCGGCCTTCCTGATAGGCCTGCCAGTGACGGGAAAACCGGCGGCGATCGCCATCATGCGCCGGCCGGTTGATCTCGTCACGTTCTCCGGGTTGGCGGATCCGCACATAGTCCACCATGACATGAACCGGGCGATCCATCTCCTTGGACGCGATCTCGTTCCGTACTGACCGGCTGTAGAACTCGACGAACAAACGGGCATCGTTGCCAAACTCGACAATGCCGCCATTCCTAGCGTCGAAATGCTGCTCCATATTTCCGAAATCACTCATTGCATTCCTCCAAAAAGCGGCTCGGCCGGCGGGATGCCAGCCGAGCCGTAAAGGTTACGTGGTTGGCAGGAACGGGCGGTTAATCGTGCCCGGAGTAACGGCGGCCGAGGTGACCGTAGTCGTGATCACAACGCCAGCGACAAGTACAGTCGCGGTATCGTCGAGAACGCCAGCCGTGGCTGTCGTATACAATGGGGCGAATTGCACGCAAGACGCCGCGACGCTGATGTTCTGGCAAGCACCATCGCGCTGAAGCCAGCCATAAGCGCCACTCGCGATCGCAACTTGGGCAAAGCCAAGTTGATAGTTCTCATTAGTAGCGGCGTTCGTGGTTGTAACGCCAGTGGCGGCCGAAGTCGCCGAGGTGATGATCGCACATTCGCCGAGACCAATAGCCGCGCTGGCTTTGACGAAGATGAATTCTCCGCCGCCAGTAGACTTGCTCACGGTGCCAACCGTAAACGGCGGACCCGGGTTGTCGGGGCTGTTGGTGGAGCTAATCGCGGCCGTCTGATCGTAAGCCGTGTAAGTCGTATTGTAGTTGACGCCTTCAATGCCAGAAAGCGGGATCAGGGTAGTGGTCATGATCGTTTCTCCTTTCTGACCTTTAGGTCGTCATGACGCCCTGGAGGAACGAATTGGAGACGGTCATATTCCCCGCCACGCCAATCAGTTTCACCATTGCGTCCTGGTTGACCGAGAACCGATCTGGGTCCAGCGGCACCATGTTGCGGTCCTTGTGAGGCCGCCAGAAGATGTAGTCGGTGTTGAGCGCGTAGAAGTTGACGGCGGAAGGAATGCCGCCGACCGCGCCGACCCCACCGGAACCGAAGTTGTTGCCATCCGTCGTGGTACCTTGGAAGCCACCGTCCAGCACCACATCCGAATCCATGAACTTGAGATTCATGAATCCGGCCTTGGCCAGATCGTTGTCCGTCGAGGTAATGCGCTGGATCGCATGCAGCGATTCATTGTAGGCGCGCCATGCCACATCCGAGGCCAGCCACAAATCCGGCCGGTCCTGCTGCCGCACCAGCTTGGTATAGAGCTGGAGCATGTAGCTATAGGCGTTCGAAGCCGAGATCGGCGCACCGCCGGTGGCGGTCGCCGCGAACACCTGGTTCTGCCAGAACGACCATGTTGCCCGATCGATACCGCCGACGATGCCGGTCGTCGGTGACGAAGCAACGAGGAACTGGAGACCGCCGATCTGCGCCGTCTGGCTTCCATCGGAATAGAAGTCATAGGACAGGCCGTTCATGAACGTTTTCTCGGCGTTCTTGATGCGGCTTTCCAGAAGGTCGATCACGCGCTCACGTCCCGAGTTCTGGAGCATTTCCAGACCGGAGATGGAGACCGCAACCGCCGCCTGACGGATCGGGTATTCCGCAGCGGTGAAGACATCACTGGGTTGGATGTTGAGGACTTCATAGCCCGAATAGCGCTTATAGGTCGAGTTGTTGGCGTATTCGAGCTCCTGAACGATGGTACGGCCACCGTCGAACGGCTTCACGTTGCCGCGGCTGTTGAGCCGGGTCATGACGCCGTTATTGCGAAGCATATTGTCGGCGAGCTTCTTGCTGCGGTTTCGCAGCGTCGTGGTAACGATTTCACTTAGGCCGGGAGAGGCCATGGCTGTGCTCCTTCGAGCGTTAGCCGGTCATCGCCCTCATGATTTCGTCGCGCAATGAAGCCGCCGGTTCTTGTCCCGCAGAACCCTGCGGAGATCCGGTTACAGACACGGCGGCACCCCGGGCCTTGGTGGCTCGTTGGGATGCCTCGGTTCGCCGCTTGTCTTCCGCTGCCTGCTCGCGCGCCGTCAGGATGGTCTGTCGGGTTGCGGGATTGGCGAATACGGCCCGGTCATAGGCTTCCTGCAAGACCTGCTGGGGAGTCCATGTCGGGTTACGCTCTTTCAGCGGAGGAATGAGGTCCATGATATCCTGCTCAACCGAACCGAAATGCTCATGACCTTCTGACGCGGCGAAACTGACGACCATTTGAGTGGTCATCTCCTGTTGGCGCTGTTCTTCCTGCTGCCACCTCTGTTGAATTGGAGCAACAATGGGGGCAACTGACCGTTGGACGGCTTGGCGAACAATCGCCTCGATGTCTGGGGCTTGTGCGCTCGAAACCTCGTCGGGCTGACCGGCAAGTGTTGCGAGGTTGACGCCGTGAGACTGTGCCAGCCACTTGATCGCGGCGGTCGGATCCCGTTCCAGGAAAGACTGAGCGTTGAGCAAGGCTTGAAGCCCCTGCTCGGTGTTCATTCCATTCCTTCGGGCCGCTTCCGCGACAGGTGACAGCACGGCTTCGTAGCGCCGTTTTTCTTCGGACCACTGCTGTCCGCCTCTGGCTATTTCAGCTTCTCGCCGTGATACCGCCGCTTGAGCAACGGGGGAGAGCTTCGACCATTCGGCCTTCTCAGCAGCCGTCCAGCCAGCGGGAGGGGCATTGGCTGCCGTTTGAGCGGCGACCTCGCTTGCCTTCGCTGCGTCCGTGGACGGTAAATTCGGGTCTACAGGCGCCGTTTTCCCGGCATCTGCTTTAATGTCTTTTGCAAGAAATTTGCCATCTGGACCGCGCGCTCGATCTTCCTGCGCATTCCCCGTTTTGGCTTCTTCTCCGCTGCGCTCATCGCGCGCGATACCATCTTGTTCCGATACTTCCAGCGCCGGATCACCCGACGACCGTTCAGCCACATGTTCCGTCGTTGAGGTATCATCGCCACTCCCAAACGCGGCTTCAAGCTCGCTCCTCAGCGAGTCATCAGGCGCCGTCAATTCACCGTCAATCGGCATGCCGTTTCCCTAATACCTCTGGCGCAACATCTTTGAGTTTCTGCAGCGGACGGATCTGGACCTGCACATCATGCAGCATGCCACTCACTGCAACCGCAGCCTTCAACCTGATAGCATTGGCCTGCTTCAGTTCGTTCATGGTCAACGTAAACCCGGCGATCACTTCACAAGCCTGCGGCCCCATCTGCTTCGGGGCCTTGATCTGCACGCCCATCGAGCCCTTGGCATTGTCCCACACTGGAAGCGGTGCGACGACTTCAGCGCCAGTCAGCCGCTTGGCTTCGTCCATGCATATGCGCTTGACGGTCTCGACAATGCTCATAAACCAAGTTGCTCCATGGCGATGGATATGTCTCTGCGTCGTGATGCACTGTCAAGGTCGTGAGCCACCCGCCGATCGACCAGCTTTTCATTACCAACCTCTACGCCGCCCTTAGCTTTCGTGATCTTGCGAAACTCGCTCTTGCTGTCCATCAGCTTGCCAGTGCAGGGATGAACGAGCGCATCCATGGTGTCGGAGATGACGCCGCGAACACGGCCTGAACCGCGCGGTTCTGCTGTGGCTTTGGAGACCAGCCGTCCGTTCCTGTAAACCTTTGGGTATCCTGATCGGCTCATGTCACATGCGCCCATAATTTTCGTGTGCGAATTTTATAGATGTGGCTTTCTCCCAAGCCGTGCTGCTTGGCTAGAGCCCTAGAAGAAGCAGAACTTGAGCGAATGGCGCGCACGATTTGCTCATTGATACGTGCATTCGCGTGGCCTTCACCCCGGGGCAGCGTTTCCGGGCTCTGTCGCGACGGGTTGGCATCACCACACAAACGAACCAATCCGTTCCGGCCCTTTTTCTTGCGATCAGCGTTGTTATCTGCCCTCGTTCCCAAGAAAAGGTGAACAACATTCACGCAGGATGGATTGTCACATTTGTGGAGAACACAAAGACCATCGGGGATAGGTCCATTTTCCATCTCCCATGACACTCGATGGGAAGTGCGGCAAACTGTCTTAGATATCTGGAAACGCCCATAGCCATCCCGATCGCGAAAGGCGGTCCAGTTCCAACAAGCATTCGAACCGCCAGACCTGTCCACCTTGGACCAAAAACGCTCTGTCATGCATTCGCTCCGTTAACAGGCGCCTTTGCTTTCTTCTCGGCGACCTTGGCTTGCATCGCGGCTGAATGTTCCGCACTGGCAGCTTTAATGGTTGCCGCGTGCTGTGCCGCCCGTTCTTGCAGGGCAAGTTTCCGTTCCTCGAACGCCAATTGCATTTCCATCTGCTCTCGCTCCATCGCCATCTTTTCGCGCATGGCTTGAAGCTCGGCGGCTGATTTCTGCTGCTCAAGCTCGAACTGCTGCGCGGCTTGTTGCTGCTGCATCTGCATGTCAGCCTGCTTGGCCTGCTGTTCCCGCTCGAAATTGGCCTGATCCATCTGGGCCTGCGCAGCCATGCGCTTGTTCTCGTTCTCCTGCTGCTGCTGCATCATCTGCGCCTTGATCTGGTCAGGCGTTGGAGGCGGCGGCGGTTTCGGCTTGGCTGCATCCCGCGTCATGTCGTCAATGAACTGTTCAAAGGCGGATTCAATATCGCGTGATGCCTTGAAGCCGCGCAGGAAGAACATCAACAAGCGGGCCAACAATGGCTTCAGCTCGGGAGACTGAGCACCAGCCTCCATAGCCTGCGGCAGGAACTGAGAAATCGCGCCCATCAACTGGGTACGGGCTTCCTGCATCTGCTGCTGGTCTGGCTCAATGATCGAATCCGTCTCGATGTCGATCCGGAAACCGCGCAGTTTGTCATTACGTAGAAGCTCAACCGCCTTCTTGAACATGTCGGCGGCTTTTTGCATCGCCAGCATGTTTGGATCAGGTGGTAGAGCCATCATGCCCGGCATCAACCCGGCCCCGGCCGGAGGAGCATTGACGGGGCCGGGCGCGCCAGCAGCCGGAGGGAAAGAACCGGCCGGAGGGGGTGCCGCTGGAGGTGTCGTACCGGCAGGTCCCGTCGGAAGTCCGCCAGCAGCAGGCGCACTTCCCGGCGCCAACGGCGGAGCTTCGATTTCCGGCGGCCACTGCTCCTTGGCGTACTGCTCAAAGCCGGATATTTCGAACAGCGTCATCGGGTCGAAATGCTCGGCGATGATCTCGCCCATGATCCGCAGCGTATCCCGTGCGAACCGTGCGACTTCAGCCTGCATGTCGTTCAACCGCATCGAGGCAAACTGCCCCTTGATGCGCTGCTCGGTCGCTGTCTTTGCCCCGCCTTGGGAAGACCCGCGAACGATGTCCGAGATCCCCGTGACCTCGTACAGGACTTGCTTGGTCCGCTCCCGCGCGTCGTATAATTGATTTAGCGTATCGGCCATTTCCTTGATGGGCAGCAGCCAAACATGGCTCATGCCATTCGCGCCGGCCTTGGATAGGAACTCTGCCATGTTGTCGCACGGCACAAGTTCATTCTCAAACCCCTCCTCAAACATGCGCTTGAGTTCTGGCTGCGACGCATCATAAACGCCTGATACCTTGATGCATTTGATCAGGTTAGTGATGCGCGTGGTTAGATCGTCCAGTTCGTTGGCCTGGTTCTCGTATTCCACGTAATCCGGAAC